CGGTCGGCGGCGAGATAGACATCCATCTTGTCCTGTAGGCCGTCGGTGCGGCCCCGGTCAATAAGCAGCTTGCAGAGATTAAATACCGTGTTCATGTCCTTCCCCTCTTTCTTAGACAGTATTAGTGGTGATTTCCAACATGCAAAGCCGCTCCTCATGGTCGGCCAGCATCTCCAGAGTAATGTCCTCTGCCGAGGGCGATTCCGGCCCCGACGGTCTTGTGTCCGGGGCGGCCTGTCCCGTTTCGGGGTTGTAGAGCCACCCCTGCTCTACATCGTCCTGTACCTCTACACAGCGCCGTGCAAATGCCTCGCTATACCACTTCTCCGGCGGAAGTGCATATTCCGGGATGATTTCGCGGACAGTGTTATCCTCATTTAAATAGACTGTTTTCATCAAGAAATACCTCTTGCGTAAATCGCCACATATCCATTGCCACCTCGTCCGCCAATTCCGGATCTCTTTTGATTGGAAGAGTAATTGCAGCCGCCGCCAGCACCCCCGCCACCGCCGCCTTTGCTGCCATTTTTACCATCGGTTCCATTTGCAGACTGGCTGGCCCCGTCTCCTCCATCGCCTCCACCGGTAGCCCCTCCGCTTGCTCCTCTTTCCTTGTTTGGAATATTTTCTCCATTGGCACCACCGCCACCACCACCGGCCATATATATCCCAATGATATCTACATACCGGCCATTTTCTCCTGGCTGGGTATAATTCCCTCCAGACCCAGGTACATCATAAGAAGCACCAACAGAATTACCTGGCAGGCCAAAATTCTCACCTTTTGCACCTTCTCCGCCCAGTGCTACAAGCCCGAAAGCACTGGTACTGTCTCCATTGAGCCCGTTGTTTTGTGAAACGATTTCGTTTCCACCGTTTGGGCTCACTGCCATCCCTCCGTTCCCTCCTGCGCCAATAATAATACTCTTATTTTTGATTTTATCTGTATCCAAAAAGTGAGCAACAATCACCTCTCCTCCCCCTCCTCCGCCGCCGCCATTGCCTCTGCCGCTTTGCTGGCCGGTTTTACCCATTCCACCAACGCCACCGCCTCCGCCGCCACCAACCACAACCACAAAAACATCTGTATATTTGCGGTCGAACGTATGGGTGTAGCTCCCTGGCGATGTGTATTCTTTTAGCAGGCTATATCCGATTGAGCCAAGTATCTTCCCGAACACCTGGTCAACTGTATGGTTCCCGGCTGAACCCCATATCTTGGTTTCTGTGGTGTCACTTACCAAGGTAAATTTGTTCAGGGGTGTCCCCTTCTGCGACCACCCTGCCTCATTGATCCCGTTCAGGTCAATAGGAAATGTCCCAGCGATCAGCGCCGTGATAAAATCCTCATAGGTAGGATACAGGGAAAGCGCTGCCGCCACCGTTTTTAAATACCGACTGTTTCCATTACCAGCTATGATTCCGTCTTGCATCGTTACACCTCACCACAAAATATTTCGCCGCTCATAAATGGCGACCGCTTCAAGCGGGCGCGGATCTGGTCGGTCAGCACCAAAACCCGCTCAATGTGATTGGCCCCTTCATGGGTCAGAAGCTCCATCGAGGCCGGGAGCGCTGGGGCGTTGGCAAGGGAGAACGTGCCACCGATCGCCCCAACGTTGGACAGGTAGTCCGCCATCTGTGCCTGTAGCGGGATGTCATCTATAGCCCAGGCAATACCCTGGCCGACATATCCGGTGACGTATCCCGCATCCGAAAGCCACCCGTTCAGATAAGCCATGGCCGTATTGACCCGGTTGAGATCAGAGGCGTTGTATGTCCCACGGTCGTTCAGGGCGTCCACATCATCCTGTGTTCGGTCGGTAACCATGCGGATGATGTAATAGCTGGCCGTGGTAGTCAGCCCCGCCCCGTCCTTGGAAACGACCGTGACGTTGTTCTCCCCAACCTCCAGATTCAGGAGGATGGAAAATCGTCCATCCGGCCCAACGGCCGGGTGTCCCGCCACCGCCCCGTTGTCCATCACTGTCATGGTCACTGGAGGAGCGGTGGCATCGTTGGTTTGCCCCGTAATGGTAACCGTATAGGCATCCGTTACCACCTCCTCGAAGGACAGCAACGCGGACAGCACAGGCGGTACGGTATCTACAATGTAGTTTGCCTCCATCGTAGCTGCGTTCCCATCGTTGTCGCTGATGCCCGCCTGGACGGTGTGCGGCCCCTCCGCCAGAGCAGTCCCTGGCGTATAGGTGATGGTATACGTCCCGCCTGCGCCCGCCGTGACGGACACCTGCTCCGCCGGAACTGCCTTCCCGTCCAGCTTCACTATGGCGCTGTCCGGGTCGATACCGGAGCCGCCATCGTTGTCCTGGGCGGTCCACGTCACCGCAGGCGTGTTAGTGGTCACATAGCCCGCCTCCGGGGATACCAGGGTCAGGATGGGCGGGATGGTCTCCCGCACCACCAACCGAAGGCCCGGCAGATTGCCCCCATCTGTAGTCACCACCACGCCGCTGTCGTTGGTGGCCTCTACCGTTACGTCGTAATACCCGTCCGGCTGACCGCCGGAGAATGTGTCCGGCGTGATAGCCGTCTGATAGGCTCTGGCGTCTTCGTTGTAGGTCAGCGTGTACCACTGACCATTGAACTGCGCCCGCACCTGGGTAATCGCCACGCACTACCCCTCCCCCGCCTGGAGTTCGCCGCTGTACCAGAGATCCTCCCGCTCTCCGCCCTGGGCGTCGATGACGACGACAGAAAGGACGGTGGGCAGCCCGACTGATACGGGGTTGGGTGCAAAACTGGCCGAAATAACCAGAGGTGTCCATGTTTCGGACATACTCACCCCTCCTTGTCCCAATAGATAACAGCACAGCCCTGTGCTCCTGCCGCTCCTGGTTTCCCCGGCTCTGGCTCGACGAGCACCTTAAATGTAACCGAACCGCCGCCCGGCCAGGTGTTGTGCTTATACACGCCATAGCCTGGAGCTCCACCCTTTCCTCCGGCTCCGCCATCTCCGCTACCTGGCTTAGGTGATGCTACGCCGGTGCGGGCGTATGATTCGCCGCTGGCTACATCAGAGTAACCCTGTGGGTATGTATTACCGTTTGCGCTAGAGTAAGGGCCAAAAATGGTATTAAAACCATCAAAAGACACCTCAAATGACTGTTGTGGATTGATGTCGATGGTAGCTGTCCACACCTTTCCACCCACGCCGTCCGAACCATCTGCGCCGTATTCACCACGCTCACTATCTCCATATCCGTCTTCCGATTCCTGCCTGCCCATGGTGCCAGGCTCTCCATGGCCTCCGCCCTCCCCCTTGCCTACCAGGATAATCCGTAGCTGTGTGGCCCCGGCTGGTGCTGTCCACACGCCGCTGGAGGTGATCACCTCCATGCCATCATAAAGAAAGATTCCATCAGCCTGGAGCAGCACACTGGAGCAATTGCGGAGGACTCCATCCTTGATAGATAAGTCCTGCTGTATTCTGCGGCCCGTGGTTGCGGTGCTCTCATTCAACCAGACCGTATCCACATCCCCAATTTCAGAGGCCGGATCTCCACGGCCTACAATCTCCAGTTTGTTCCCGCCGTAGGTGGACAAGATTGCCCGTGCGGCAGTCAGCGCCTGGGATTGCGTCTTAATAAACGGATTTTGGATGGATTTTGTCTCGTTGGAGGCAGTGGAGTTCCCGGATACCACATACTGGGTGTCGTTCCCATCGTTCAGAGTAAAAAACAGGGCGGCAATATCGGTGTTGGCTTTCATGGTCGGATAATCAGCTAGGTTGTCCAGGGTGATTTTACTCCCCTGGTTCCACATGGGTTCGGCGGTCAAGTATCCGGTCTCTGCGTCCGCTCTGGGCCACGTACCCGTCGCCATGCAGACATATCTCAATATATCCCCGCATGTCATACCAACCACATCGTCAGCCGCGCGGACGCTTGCCTCCGCGCTTGCGTAGTTTGGGTCTACCGCGTACATGTCTGCGAAATTTTCTCCCATCTGGGCCACTAGGGCGGAAATCCAGCCAGACAGGGTGGTAGGCAGGATGGACGGCGGGATAAACTCACGATCAGCCAAAAGGCCAACAATATCGACCAGATCCCACTGCATGGTCAGGCCGTTGTCGCCGGTTTTCCAGCCGCCGGAGTACTGATAAAACACGCCGGCTGGCTTGTACTCTACCGTGTCGTCCGAAAGCCGTACTCCTATAGAGACCGGGATGCCCTGGCGCTCTTCGATGGATTGGAATACGCCATTTTTGCTTCGCGGCTCAAAGCGGCGGCTCAAGTTGTCCATTTTGATGGTACATGTGCCATACGGTAGTGTCATACAGGATACGTCCCCCTGGTGCTTAAGAGAAAACACGGCAATCTCATTTCCTGTCCACTTCTCATACAGGCCCGGAATAATTTCAGGTATCCGTATACGGCGGTTTTCTTTCGACCATTTGGTCACCGTCACCCGAATAGCGTCCGGGTTGTTAACGGTGAATCCGTCCAATGCAATGCTGGACGCAGTATTGCCGGTCACTGTCTTGGTGTAGTAGGCCGTTCTGCCCTGCATGATCTCCACAGTAAAGTCGGCGGGCACTCCGTCCCAATCCGCTGATGGGAAGTAGATGGAGCACGCCTGAAGGATGGAGACATTGGAAAAATGCTCCTCTACCCACACCGCTGGGGAAAACACCCCATCCGCGCCGGACAGGGTATCCCCCAGGAAGCCGATATGATCGGCCCCATGGAGTGGAAACAGCTTGAACTGCCCGTTGAGTGCCCAGCGGTTAGCCTCAAGCGTAGCGTATGGAACAATCTCCATCTCCTTGTCGTGAATTTGCTCCGGCTTGCATACGTTAGCCATGCCGGAGCTGGATACTGTGCCATAGGTAATATCCGGGTCAATAATATCTATGACTGCTTGTAAATAGATCCGTCTGGTGTCGCCCACAATCGCTGCCTGATACGCTGTGGTCGAACTAATCACTGGGTTTCACCTCCCTTAGTTCTGCCGAGAAATCACCCCACATTGGGACGGGAACAAGGGTTTCTATGGGCTCTCCATCTTCGTCAACAATTTCACCCATAACTTGACGGCTCCACATAAATTTTGGATAGGTCAGCTCTGTTACCATGAATTTTGATGTGATCATCTGTTCAGAGTGCGGGGGAAGGAACAAACATGTAATGGCCTGTCCTCTCCCTTTTTCGCATGCGGAAAGCACGGAGTTCCTCATTTGATCCGTGAAATATCCATATTGGTAGCGCAAAACCCATACATTCCCGCGCAGTTCTCTTACAATCCTGCCGGTGACCATCTCCACATCTACGGAAAGCGGTTTTAACTCTGCGATATAGCCGCCCTTTTGGCTTTCCGGCAAGGTAACTGGTGTGCCTGTGGTATCCAATACAAGTTGATTCACGTGTTTTCACCGCCTTACGTTGGGTGGAGAATTGGCGTACCGTTTGCCTTTGCGTAGTTAGACAGGGGGCCAAGCAGATAGGAGGCGAATTTGGTGCCGTCAGGCATCATTAGATTAACTGTAATACTCCCTCCAGACATCCCTGCTCCCTGCACAGATGCTGAAACTCCGTTGACCATACCAGCGGACGCCACACCCAACCCGGACGACGCAAAGTCCACGCTTGCGGTACCAAAGTCCATACCACCCTCAATATCCCGGCGGATACGGTCATATTCATTGTCCCAGCCCTGCCCCAACCCCAGGGCCATATTTTTGCCCATATCCGCAAAAACGCGCGAAGGAGAGTGGATTCCGAGCATCCCTTTGACTCCATCTATGATTCCGCTAAAAAAACCAGTGATCTTGTCTGTAAACCACCCTATTGCATTTTGGATACCTTCCCAAATGCCCTCAACAATATTTTTGCCGATGTCAACAATGCTGCCCATTAGAACTGCTATACCATCTACAATGGCAGCGATGATTTGAGGGAGTGCTGCAACCAGTTGCGGGATTGCCTTTATAATCCCGGCAATCAAATTGACAAGGATATTTATGCCTGCCTCTATTATCTTAGGTAAATTGTTTGCTATAAAGGTCACAAAAGACGTAATAATCTTCGGGAGACTTGCAACCATTTGAGGGATAGTATTGATAATGCCGTTCACTAGAGAATTAAGCATTTCAACACCTTTGTCCAGGATATCAGGCAAATGCTCAGTCAAAAATGACAGGAAATTGTCTACGATCTGAGGCAACCGTGCTACCATATCAGGCAGGCCAGTCTCTATCCCGCTTACAAGCTGATCCAGGAGTTGTACACCCATGTTCAGCACTTGCGGAAGCAGTTCGGTTAATGCCTCCCCAATTTCGGCTACAATTTGCGGAACCGCTGCAACCAGTGTCGGGATGCTCTGCACTATGCCACTGGCAAGGGAGGATAGAATTTGCACTCCCATGCTCAAGAATTCAGGGAGTTTAGAGACCGCCACATTGACTAGACCTTGAACCGCTGATGCAAACTCCTGATCCGCACCTGCCGCACCGCTCAACATACCAGAAAACGCCGTCGCCACATTAGAGATCGCGGGAAGGAACTCTGTCAACAGACGGTTTTTTACATTGGATACAGTCTGCCCAAGAGTGGCTAGGGTTGCGTCAAGCTGTGCCTGGTTATTTCGGCTCTCTACCAGCGCCTCATTATTGCGGTAAAAGGCTTCGCTGGCTTCATCATAGGTTCCTGACAGGGTATCCATGATGAGCTGATTCCGCTCACTCTCAGAGGAGCAGGCGGAAAGCCTGGCATTAAAATCGTCCTCGCTGATGCCCGCCCAGTTGAGGGCGTCGGCAAGCACGCCGGTAACTTGCCCCACTTTTGCCGTCTCATTACTGGCCTCAATCAGCCCCTCGATGGGGAGACTGTCGCCAAATGTACCGGCAACACCAGCAGCGATATCCGTCCAAGTAGACACATCCTCTGCGCTGTCTGCCAGCTTCGCCAGGAGTTGGCTTGCTTCTGTGGCGGTATCCGTATCACCCAGAATGCCGTAAAAGGAGTTGTATGCCTGCTGTGCGGTCTCTGCCCCATATCCAGCCGCTTCAAAGGCGGTGTTCAGTTTTCCTTGTGCCACGCGGTATTCCTCGGTGGAGGATTCCAGGGCCAACAGACCGCCAACCGCAGCGCCCGCCGCCGCTGTAATAGCCCCGATGCCAGCCGCCGCCACCTTCCCGGCAGACGCAAGGCCGTTTTTTAACTTGGACGCGAGGCTACCCCCACTCTTAGATACATCCTTAACACCGCTGTCGTACTCGCTGGTATCCAGGCTGATTTTCGCAAATAAATCAAAAAGATTAATGGGTGCCACCTCCTTTCGCGGCACCGCTTAGCCCTTCCCCATCAACGCTTAGACAGAGGCGATTTTTTGTTTCATATGCGCAACAATTTCTTCCGGCGTTCTGATTTCCTCCGGCTTCGGGTCCTCAGTGTCAAGATACCGGGTCTTCATGTAACTTCCTCCGGCATATTTTGCTGTGTTTTCTGTAATGAATTTCAGCGCGTCGGTGACATAGACCCGATACGTTTTTTCTTGCATTTGCTTTTTCAGCAGGACAGGTAAGACGGAAAGCAATGCTTTCGCGCCCATTCTTGGGGCAGACAACAGGGCCAGAGTTACGCTGTCCCGTCCCCCTGCCCAAACGATCTGAAAAAATCCAGCAGGTCCTTGTCTTTGAAAACAGAGCGGATTTGCAGAATCGTTGTCAATACGTTCTGCTTTGCCACCGCCTCTGCCGTTGTGTCGTTCAGAACGGACAAAATCCCAAACACATCCGCCCGGTGGTCTTTCAGGAGCAGCGGGGCCAGAACAGCGCATTTCTTTGCCGCATAGGTATACAGCTCCGCCACGCTCTTCCCTTTGCTGTCAAACTTTTTCCCAAGCTCATCCAGGAGAGATTTGTCCCCGGTGATATTAGCGATATAAGGCGTCAGTTCGCACAGCACATCCGCCGCCTGATCGGTGGTCAGTTCAGATAGTTTCATAGTATCAACCCTCCGCGGGTGCGGCGCTGTAGAACTCCATTGGCATGGTGTCCTGTTCGTCGATAGACACATGGCCGGTCAGCTCCACACTTACCTGTCCCTTGCCGTTCTTGGTGGTCTGGAGGGTAAATCCGCCAGTGGACAGGGCGTTTTTCAGGCACACGGCCACCATGCCGCCGTCGGCTCGGTCGCCCACCCACCACAGGTCTGCAAAGTCCGTCTGCTTCAGGTCACGACGAGGGGTAATTTTTGTAGTATCCGGGCTTCCAATATCCGCTGCTCCAAGAGCCAATCGAATAGACTCCGGGGACGTGCCGAGTGAGGTAAAGGACATCTTGCACTCCCAGCCGTCCAGATGCTTCAATTCTTTTGTGTTGGTGGGGCAATTATCCACATCCTCCCCCAAGTCGGAGTAAGTAGGAACGCAGGAAATATTGATACCGCCAGTGGTGGGGCAGATGATATCCTCGTCCGCCGGGGCTGTCGGCGTCGCCGGAGTGAATTTCTTTAAAACCACTCCCGCATCGAGCTGCATTTCTTCAAATGTGCTCTGCGGAATGACAGTAAATTTGCCCATGTGGGCCTCCTTTCAGCTGAATGTCAGGTATTCAGCGGTAATGTTGATGTATCTTCGTTTAATTACAGGGTCTTCTTCGTATGTGAGGCTCTGGCACCAGGGGGAACCCCGTTTCAGCCAGATATATCCCTCGTCGCAAGGGAGATATACCCCGCCGTATCCAATACGCTTAGACAGTTCCTGAGCCTTCTCGTCTGGGATTGCCTCGCTCTCCGTGCGGAACCAGAGGTTGACGGTCAGGCCCACTTCCCCGGCGTCAAAAGCGCTGTCGATGTACTCATAGGTGCCGTAGGGCATGACCACGTCCTTTGGGACAGAGGAAGCCCGGTAGAAGGGCATGAACTCATTGAACCAGGCAAATAGGGCTTTGTTTTTGGTCATAGCGCCCCGGCCTCCTGCCACGCTTTCACCAGCTTTGGGCCTTGCTTGGCAATCCAGTCCACCATTTCCTCGTTGGTAGCCCACTCGCTATTTTCAGCAAGGCCACTCTCAAAAAGAAATGCATGGACAATCTCGTGGCGGATATTTTTTTGCTCTTGCAATTCCAGTTTCCCTTTGCTGCCAGGCTCCCCTCTCTTATAGTTCTCAACTACAATTTCTTTTGTGGTTTCATCACAGAAGCCATCACAGTCTTTTAGGCGGGGTTCTTTTTCTTCTGAAACAAAAGCGATGCTGTATTTCACACCTAAAACATTTACATTCATGTGGTCAGTGCCCACCTTTCCGCCGTGAAGTGTTTTAGCGGCAAGGTAGATGAGCGAGGCGCAACCTTTTCCTCCGGGTTGGATGTTACTCGGTAGGTCTGGCCGGTTTCCGTGTCCTTGAATACGTCGTTGTACTCGATGGGGAAATCCTTGTCCACCAGGGCGGAGTACAGAGAGGTCACGCCCTCTTTTTCGGCGATCCTGGCCTCCATGGAGGTATCAAGTGCCTGATAGTTGGTAAATTCCGCACCCTCTGTCCACTCCACTATGAAGCCGCCTGCGCCGTCTGGTACACGCTTTTTCTCCATCAGAACACAGGTGCGAGCGAAATCATCTAACAAGCTCATATAATCCCTCCAATCCTCCGCCATGCGTTCAGTCGGCTTTTAAATACATCCTGCCAGCCAACGACTACACCGCTGGCGTTGGTGGCCTTGCTGTAGGAATAGCCACCAAACGATTCCGACGTGTACGGCCCTGGGGTTCCGTTCTTTTCGTTCCAGGCCGCTATTTCCTCGCTTAGAGTAATAACAGCCTTTGGGACCGCCAGCGCCCATACAGCGCCAGTGAATGTCTCTCCGGTCATGTCTGTGGCCGGGTATTGGTGAAGCCCGTCATTGAAGACAGACCCCACCACCCTGAAATACTGTCCTGTTTGCAGAAAGGGCAGCGTGAGCCACCCGTCCTGCACCGTGAACTCTCCGGTGTGGATGCCGTCAGGCACCAGAAACCAGTTGTTCAGGCTCTGCAAAACTTCTTCCAGCATCACGCCGCCCTCCTATCCAATCAGCTGCCAACAGTAACGGTTTTGCTACCCTTGTTCTGCGCCTTATAGTTGGCGTCAGCCTCTACAACGGTGATAGTCTGCCCGCTGGAACAGGGGATCTGGGTGGTGGCCTTCCCGTCCCAAGTAGCCCAATACTTTACGTTCTGTCCATAGGTCACAGAAGCCTCACCCGTCTGGCACTTGTACTTATACACATCCCCAGCAGCTTCCTTGGCGGGGGTCACGCTGGAAATGGTGGTATGGCTGGAATCACTTCCGGCCGCGGTGGTCACGGTCAGCGTCCCCAGCGTGGGGGTGGTGTCGATGTCCGCCACGGCGATAGCGTCGATGTACTCGGCAAACAGCACCATGCCCATAATGGCGAAGCACTCGGACACGGCGGTGTTATAGTTGCCCTGGGTGTGGAAGCCGATCAGGTTGGTGTCACCGTCGGTGGTGTAACTCAGGCCCGCGCGGGCAAAGTCGCTGTCGCCGGGGTCCACATAGTACAGCACGATGTTCTCAATGGGGGTAGCAATCACCCGGCCCCGCTGGATCTCCTCATCGGACAGCAGGAACACGGTGCCATAGCCCATAAAGTTCTTGATGTACTGGAACCCGAACTCGTTCTGAACAGTGATATCCTTGTCTCCCAGGTAGTCGTACAGGTCCATCACGTTGACGAAGCCCACAATGTCAGTCGCCGTGCGGTGCATGGCCTTGAACTTGTTGATAACGCTGCCCTTTGCCATGGCAAGCACCCGCTGCCAGGTGGTCTCAGAGATGGACAGGGTGCCGGTGTTCAGGTAGTCATAGAACCGCCCGGTGATGTTGCTCTGCAGCTCGAACAAAAACGCATCGTCGGTCATGCCTACAGCGGCGTCATAGCCGTGGTCCTTGATGGCCTCGATGGAGACGGCCTTGGCGTACTTCTCCACAGTCATCTCCGCATAGGGGGTCTCGGTGATTTTTGCCTTGCTGTAGGGGATGTCCTCGCCCTCACCCACGGTGCCGCTCTGGAGGGTCACGGTGGCCTCCTTGCTTTTCAGCACTGCGCCGGGGGCCTTGCGGATGGGCCGCATAATGCCCAGAATGTCCCGCAGATGCTCCCAATTACGCGCGAATCGCGTTACAAAGTCGATTTCGCGGACGGTAACATCCAGGTCGGCGGTTTTGGTCAGGTTGTTTTTAGCCATTAGTCGTCGACTCCTTTCTGAAATAGATTGATGTTTTCCTTGATTGCGGCTTGCCGGGCCGTGGCGTCCTTGATTTTGAAGATCTCGTCACGGGTCATGGCGTTGCCGCCTCTGTTTGCGGGGGGATTGGCAGTGTCCGCGCCCTTGGTGGATGTGGTGGTGATAAAGTCTGCCCACTCGCTCTTGATACCCTCCACCAGCTTGTCAGAACCCTTGACAGCGCCCTTGTCGTCCAGCTCCACGCCGTCCACATCGGACACTCGGAGCACGGTGTCAAGCCGCTTTTCGCTCACCCCAGCCTGCTTGAGGAGCTCCCGATACGCCTTTTCCTTGGCGGCGCGGGTCTCCTTCTTGGTCTGTTCGCTCTTGTAGCCCTCAAATTCCTCTTTGATGGCCTCGTATTTGACCTTCCAACTGTCCTTCTTTCCAGCCTCAAGGTCATTCTGCGCTTTTTCGAGCTGCCGCTGTACCTCGGGCAGTGTTTCCGCATCGGCCTTATACTTTGCCACATCGGCTTTCAGGCCGTCCACGGTTTCGGTGTGCATGGTGATAATTTCGTCGATCTTCTCGTCCTCAATGCCCATGGCTTTGAGGGCGCGTCTAGTTAGTGCCATAATCAGTCTTCCTTTCCTTTGGCCCCAGTGCTTCGGGGGGCGACTGTGATATAAAAACCGCTGTCCTTTGCGGTGTTTACCAAAAGAAAAAGCGCGGGCAACCAACTACGATTTGTAGTCAGTCACCCACGCTCGGGCCTTCCGCCTCAACGCTTAGAGGCGGGAGCAATATTCTGTTTCAGCTCTTCCCGCTTGACATGTATAATTTTAACACCATCTTTCACGGGAATCAACTCTATTCTGTCCCCTTTTGCGAGAACGGCCTCAATGGCTTTGATTTGCCTTTCATCCATTTTTTATCTCATCCTCTATGATGTTCCTGTAAGTTTGCGCATGGTCGGCCACCGCTGGTTTGAGAAAAGGCTGTGCTGGATTTCCCGCCGTCCAGTGCCAGTTGCCTTCGTCGTCCTGGTAGGTCCATGGCGTGGGCCGTCCTCCTTCTGTATATCTGCCTGTGCCCAGTTCCACATAGGGCGCATACTCCACATTGGTTCCGATGTAAACGGTGCTTTCACCATCGTCCACTTGATGGGTGATGCTGTTACGGAGGTTGCCAGTGTCAACAGGAGTCAAGTCTTTGGCATACCCTTCCGCCTGTTCTCCGCACCGCTCCAGTGCCTGTACAACGGCGTCATGCATGGCATCCAGCACATCGGCGCTGTAATCGTCAAATACCACGCCGCCCAAATCAGCCACGGCTTTTCACCCACCTCTCCCATTGCTCATAGGTCATTGCCTCCACTACCACATTCCGCCCGGTTTTCGGGTCACGCACACGCATTTTTCGCGGTTCAGCCTCAATGTCCGGCTTTTCTACTGTCCGCATGGTGCAACGGCAGTTATAGACGTTTGCAGGCTTGGCTCTTGGGTCTCCGGGATAGCGTATCTTTCCTAGGTCAGAGGTAAACGGCTCGTCCCATTCCACAGTCTGGCCGTCCAATTTTTGATGGGCATGCCGCGTGCGCCCGTCTTTGGTGGCTACCCACCGTTTTCCAACCTTAATGCCCATATCAGAGGCAGCCTTGTAACTGTCCATCCTCCCACCGCTCTGCGCCCCAGTAACCGCTGTCCTGGCCGCTCTCACGGCGCTGGCCCGGTTCATCTCCGTCACCCTGGCCTGCAAGTCCTTCGCTATCTTCCCCACGCTCTTGCCCTGCAAAAGCCCGCTGGTTACGCTCTTGGTGATTTGCTTCTTACCCCACTTCAGGTCAATGACCCGCTTGAGGGCCTTTTTCTTTGGGTAGTAAGGCATCAGGTCAGGTTCTTCCACAATGAGCCGCCGCACGGTGGATTCATCCCACAGGGTAAATCCCACATTCCCAGCCACTCTCTCAATGGTGTAAGCGGCATAGTTGCGGTTAAGGGAATAGATTCCAGGTGTAGCGTCGTTGACATAGGCGATTGCCACCTCGTTGGCCTTGGTCATTCGCTGCGCTATCTTCTCCCGCAGGTCTTGATACCGTTCTCCCCGCCCGATCTGGTTGAGCCGCCATTGCTTATAGTCCTGCTCTGTCCAAACCTTGCCGTTGACCTCTGTGCCGATCAGGGCTCTCATCTTCTCGTCCCGCTCCCGGAACCGCTCAAAGTAGGCTTTTACAGTCTCGTCCAAATCATTCCGGGCTTCTCGATATGCTCTGGCAATGCGCTTCTCCAGTGCGGACAGTTTTTTATCAGTCAGTTGGTGGGCTTCGTCAGGCTTCTGCATCCTCCGTCACCTCGCCCTCTGTTCCCTCCTGCGGTGGGAAGTCCGGCTCCTCCTCCACCCGCTCTGCTTCTTCCGCCGCTTTGCGCTCCATGAGGGTGTCGTACTGGTCGGCGTCGCCCAAGATGGTCAATAGCTTTTTGGTGATGTACTCATCGTCGTAGTAATCCGCACCCATGAGGATGGTCTGGGTTTCCTCTGACTTGTTAATAATGCGGCTCCGGGTATAGCTTGGCTCGTCGTCAATACCCGCCAAATCCAGCAACCCCAAAATAAATTCGGTGACGCTGGCCTCAAAGTCATCCACCTTTAGGTCAAGCGGTGTATAGCTTGCCGCAATGGCCGTGGCCGTCTGGTTCCCCGCCGACACCGCCGAACTGTCAAAAGCCTGGAAATCCTCGTACAGCTTGCGCTTTAGCATATTGATGGTGGCGTCCGTGCCCTGGAAGGGTGCCTCGATGGTGTGCGGCTCCGCTGTGGCCCCCTCGTCCTCCACACTCCCCGCGTGGACGATGTGCGTGGTGCGAACTTTGTCAAGGAATTTCTGGTCATCCAGATCATCCATGCCCCCGGCGTTTTGCAGCACCCAGTAAATCAGGTTACCCTCGTCCACGTTGTTGACCATGTTGGAGGTGCAAAGGTCCAGGGCATCCAGTGTGTTCCGCTTACCCACCAGCTCGGAGAGCGCGTCCTCACCGTTACGGAGTGGCACTATGGGAAAGGACGGGTAATTCTGCCCTGCGTAAATCTCCGTTCCATCTGCCGGGGATGTCCGCAGCTGCTGGATGTAGGTCCGCTTCTCTTCCAGCACGGTCATGTCCTCATCCTTGCGCTGGATGTAGTCTGTGTAGCCGTCTACCTCGTAGAGCGTGGCCCGCAGGGGTTTATCCTCCGCCACCTGCCAGAACCGAACGCCGGCCATCAGCGCCCCGTTTTCCTCATCGTAGAGGGGCGCGAACTCAGCCAGCTTGAACACATCCACATGGTCCAGGTTGAACAGTCCGAATGAAACACCAGCAATCAGCGCATACTTGGCGGCTTTGACCATCATCAGGTCGAACTTCTTGCCCAGCCGCTTCTTTGTCGCTTCCTCCTGGAACGTAACGCCATTGCCCAGAAGGTAGGACACCTCCTGCCGCACATCGAAGCCGAAAAAGGAGGAGGCAATCTTGTGGTTGGCGGTGTACATATCCCGGTGTGCTCGGCCCTGCAAGTCATAAATGATTTTTTCATATCGGTTTATGGTGGGGTTTTCCCCCTTGAAATACAGCTCCGCGTCCACGGCAAACTGATACGCCGGAGAACTCTTATGCTCATTGATTGCCTGCCGGATGAAGTCTATCCGCTGCTTTTCATCCTCACCCACGTCCAGCAGATCCTGATAAGTTTTCACTCTCTTACCTCCCCCCACATGGGAATATATCGTTCCTGACCGGCCCGGCGTGCCTTACCACGGAGAATGGTCATCACAAAGTAACGGATATCGTCCATTGCGTGGTCGTTTTCTTTGATGGGCCTATCCTCCGGGCTTTTCTCGTCCCAGCGGTACAGTCCGAACTCCCGGATACTGTCCTTGCAGGAGCGGTGAGCTTTGATTGTCCCGTTCTCAATGTAGCGGCTGGTGGTGACGATTCCGGGAACCACATCATTGACCGCCTTATGCACCCGGAACCGCCGGTGCCGCCTGATGACCTCGATAAACGAAGCTGCCGACGGGTCAACTACTACGGATCGCACCGGAAAATCCCCAGCCAGCTTCTCCAATTCCGTGTAGTATTCCTCATCTGTCTTGCTGGCTTGCTCCTTCCGCCCGGAATAGTAATACTCCCGGATTCTGACGGCTTTCTTCCCGTCCCAGCACCACAGCCCAGCCGAAAAGGGGTTCAACGTGCCGTAGTCGCAGGAGATGTAATACTCGCCGCTCTCCGGAACCTCATCCACGATGTTGCTCTCCCCGAACATGGGGTAAATCAGGCCCTCGGCCAACGCCCACTGTCCCAAAATATAACGGTCATAGAAAACAGTGCCGCCATACTCCCGCTTTAGGTTTTCCACAAAAGCCTCTGGGAGAAATGGATTGTCATCGATGGTGTATGTCTGGCTGAAAATGTCCGCCTTGCTGTCCAGGAATACTTTCAGCCAGTGATTCGGACCCTGTGGATTGTACGTTCCGTCAAAGCACGAATACGCTTTATCCAGGCGGCTTTTCAGCAGTTCAAAGACTTCCTGACTCCAGTCTGCCACCTCGTCGCCGTAGCAGTATTTGATGGACGCACCGCGAATTTTAGAGACCTGGGAAACCTTCTCAGCTCCCAGGCAGTAGCACTTTTCCCCAAATATCCACGCCGTATTGTCGCTGGAGATCGTTCCAACAAGAGTGTCACCATAGATCGTTCGCATAGGCTCAAGCACATTCCGCTCAATGGTGGACTTGGTAACTCCAAGAATGACCGTCAGCCCGTCCTTCCCGACACGCTCCCGGATGCGGATTGGGATAATCCACCGAAAATCAAGGTATGTTTTCCCCGATCGAGTAGCCCCTCCCTTAAAGTTCCAGCGGTGATGCCCCTCTCGGACAAATTCAGTTTGTTTCGGACTTAACAGCATCTCTGAACTCCTTCAACAGCCCGTCCAGTTTATTCAAACTGTCGTTCCCGCTGGCTGTGTTCTTTGTGGCCTTGTCAACGATAATCCCGAAAGAAGTGGCGATTTGAGACAAACCTGCATCACTGATCTTTTTCGGGTCTGTCAGCGCCATCAGGTGGAAATCGATGGCCTCCTGCATCTTCTCCTTGCGGGTCTCCATGAAGGCCAGCATATCAAGCGTGTTTTGTCTCTTTTTTTGTTGCGCCTTTTGGGCGAATCCTTCGCAACCTAACACAACACGCTTAACGGTATCTTTGGAAACCCCATTGATTTTCGCCGTGGCGTTATAGCTCTCGGTCTCCAGATAATCAGCCACAATTTTCTTTTTTTGTCTGTCCGTCAGCCGTGCAGCCATGTCACCACCTCTCGCCTAAGTAGAGTCTACAAATGCCCCCCACCGCCACCGATAGAGCGCGTTCTCCCTTTTTCTTTCTTTTCTGGGGGGTTATAGGGGGTAATAGATAGGGGGTTATAGGGGGTTATAGGGGGGAAGGAAGAGGGGGAAAAAGGGGGCGGTTTTCTTTCTTTTTCTCTCTCCCGGTTTGCTAGCATTTGCTAGACTTTGCTACATCGCCGCCTACTGTCGAGCTCTGGCTCGGATACGGCCAGCCGTCACAGCCTGTTAAGCGATACACCCGTGTGGGTTGATAGCCACCCCCGTCTCCTGCAACTGCGGGGCGGCAAATATTTTACGCTAATATTAGCATTTTCCTGTTGACAATACGCTAATATTAGCGTATAATAGAATCATCAAGAGGGGGACAGCCCCAGGAGGTAACTAACATGAAAAAGTACAATCTCTCTGAAATCATGAAAGCCGCTTGGAACCTGCGCAAGATGTCCCTCAAGTGGGTCACCTCTCTCAGCTTCGGCGATTGCCTGCGCCGCGCCTGGAAGGCCGCGAAGGAAGCCGCCCGTGTCTTCTCCGGCCTCGTGCGCAATGTCCAGGTCGGCGGAACCCTGGCGCACCCCGTCCTGGTGGACATCGACATGGACACCCTGACCGTCACCGGCAATACCTACCCCGTGCGTAGCATGATGCGCGAGTTCGGTCTGGTTTGGGATCGTGACAACAAGGCTTGGACTGGCAGCCGTGAAACTCTCAATTCCATCTGCGTCAAGTACGCTTAATTACGCTTGGTAAGGAGACAACTATGGAAAAGTATTACATCATTGCAGACTTAAAGCGTAACCCAGCCGCCGGGGAGGATGTCCCTCCCGTCCCTGGTGCCCAGGTATATGAGGGGAGAATGAAAGCCATCATCGAGGCTGAGAACTGGGAAACAGCCATGAAGCAAGGCCAGGAGCTGATCATGGGCTGCCTGAAAAAGCACATCGTCCCGTACCAGTGGGTCTGGATGCCCGTCAAGGACGCCGAGAAGATGGGGGATACCGCCATATATGAGAGGTACCCCACCGCAACCAGGCTGACCTATGAGCGGGTCAAAGCCGGTCTGACGCAGAAGCAGTTGGCCGAGCGCTCTGGTGTCAATATCCGTCAGATCCAACGCGTCGAGCTTGGTGAGTCCGACGCATCTAACCTGACCGCAAAAAACTTGCTTGCCCTTGCCGATGCGCTGGAAGTAGACCCCAAGAGCCTTATCTGATTCCACTATTGCATGTCCGCCCCTTCGGGGGCGGATTTATTTTTGAGCGGGTGAGGATTTGCACCTCACATGGCGCAGCTACGATCGGGGAGACGGCCTTACTCGTCAGCAAGGTGGCAGCACGTTTTGTCCGTCCTCGTTGCCTTGTGTACTGTCTACCTATTCCAGCACCGCTCAATGGTATGTAATCCGCTATGCGGTATCACATCACAATTACTATACGAATCTTCGTCAGCCGTCCTGTTACAATCCGGCCTTGTCCTAAGACAGCCGGAACCACACCTACATCCGTCAGCCTCACAGGGGTAGGCCAGTTTCATCGTATAGCAATCACGGTACATCTCAACCCCTCCGCTGGTGTCGTCAGTAGGAACCGTTCATCTTTATATAGCCGGGGTCAGCCAATTAAATATTCTTCGCCCTGCCGCTTTCGCACAGCGCACAAGGAAGGCCCGTCTGCTTTTAACCTGTGGTGCCATACATCTGGTGCCACCGCCCGCCTCATGCGGCGAGGAGCGGCGTATGTGCGCCGTCCCGCTTAGATTGTCACACCAGTACTAATGCCGGTAGTTTTCAGCGGGATAGCGCTCGGTGGGAGTCATGGCACCGCCACCGCTTCCGCCTCCATGACAGGCGGGCGTCATGTCCCTTCTCCGGGGCCGTCAGACGCTCTAGGCTACCCGGTATAGTGTCTTTCCACCGTCATTCGCCGCCAGAGGGGTGCGGCCCCTCATGCCCCGAAATGTGGAGTGGTGTTCGACCGGCGGCATATTGCACACAGAGGGGGTGGCGGCAGATGCACCGACGCCACCCCATCCGTGTGAAGGAGGAAGGGGAATGAAAGAGAATGGGAGCGCAGGGGTATACGCTCCCACACTCCCATTTTCGCATAGTTATTGTTTTGTGCTCACTACATGTTGTAAAAACAGAATATTTTTAACAATATAATGAAAGGTTAGCCTTAATCAAAATACCCCAAGCTCACATTGTAATATTTTGCAATTATCAAAAGATTTGATATCGTTGGCTCATGCTCTCCCCTCTCGTATCCTCTCAACGTATTGGGGCCCAAACCCATCAACTGCGACACAATATCAACCCTTTTCCCGGGCTCCTTTTCTTCCCTTAACTTTATCAATTTCTCCGGGAACTTGTTCAAGGGTTATCCCTCCTTCGGCGGGTCTGGGAGAGGCATCCAGTGGGTGACACCGCCCGGCTCTCTTTCTCCGTGTGGTGTAATGACACGCCACTTCTTTCCCATGTCACTATGCCAGCCCATCATGGTCTGCCAGCGTTCATGCCAAAACGCCACCACAAGGACATCCGCTTGACTTTCCGGCAGCCTGTCCTTGACGCTAATCCACTCGCTCATGTTGCCCGCCATCCCCGTCGTGGACTTTCTTTTTCATCTCTTTTGCAGCCCCTTCGCCCACACCTAGAGCGTACGAATAAATCAGCCAACAAATAAAACTCATTACCCAGCAGAAAACCAAAACAGGCATCGGGACTATAAACCATCCATTTGCTTTGACAATGGACAGGATGATGCCCAGAAAAAGAAGCAGTTTAATCATCATCGTCTCCCTCCCCGTCGTGGATGGAGCCCTCCGCAATATCCCTTGCCTTTACTGCGTCTGCAAGAGTACGATAAGCACCGATATATTTTTGCTTTCCATTTATGTAAGCATAGGCTTCAAATTTCCCATGTTTCGAGAAGCAAATATTCCGTTCTCCTGTTTTATTTGTTGCCCTCAACCTTCGCTTATTAGGGGCGCAGTTTTCTTTATGCGTAACAAACTGGCAGTTATTGGGCGTATAATTCCCGTCCACGTCAATTCTGTCTATCTCTAACCCTGCTTTATAACCATGCGCAATCGCCCAGTCGCAAAAAGATTTTGGATCGCTTCTCCATGTATCATCCATAGTAATCCCACGCGCCCCATACCATCTGTAACTTTTGGCGTTTGGGTTTTCACATCTTGTTACAATCTGCCCCCACAGGCGATATACATCTGTTCCTTTATACCCATGTGTCCGCATATAGCACCTCTCCATTATCCAGCCGCTTGGCTTTGAAAAGTATTTCTCTGGTCATTGGGCACCTCCGATGATCTCGTCCAATGTGGCCCGCCTTATGCTCCTCAGCGTAGGAAACGTTTCATCAAGGTTATCAAGACTGCCCTTATAGTTGTCTTCGTCATCATACATGTAAAATGTCTGTCCCACTATATCAACGTATGCCAATGTTTTAACAACTGGATATAGCACTTTGATAGCCTTCGCCCTCTCCACCTCCTGCTCCGTCCAGCGGGGCTTGCGGATGATGCGGTCGGGGTGGTTGATAATTACAGCCAAATCATCCTCATTGTAGCAAGGGTTCCAGAGATCTCCCGTCTTATAATATCGCTTCCCGTCTGCTCCAATCTTGAAGGCGCCTCTATTTACCTGATTTGCGCCGAAATCGTATGTAAATTCTTCGCCTACCTCAACACCCAGCACCTGCGCAATTCTTGGTTTATTCACTTGTTGTCCTCCTCCTTGATTTTCAGGTACTTTTCGATGGCTTCGTCTAGGTTGGCCTCCTTGTCACGTTCGATGCAAAACCGAATATATTCCTCGATAAACTTCATGTCATTTTCGGCACCCTTGATTTTTCCCTTCCAGCCACAGGAGGGGCAGTAGAAGATATCTCCGCGTCCTCCATTTCCGCAGTTTCTGCCGCAGTTAGGGCACTCTGCATCAGCAAACATCAGATTAGCCATGGTCGGCCTCCTTTCGCTGGCCGTAGGAGCAGAAATCATCCGGGCCAAAGTTAATGCTAAACGACGCTCCGCCCTCATGGTCTGTTGCAACATCATCACTCTCACATTCCATGGTATAGTGATTGAACCACTTACAATCCCGGCACCTGACCACAGGCACGGCGTCGATGGTGGGCAGGCTATCAAACATCCGCTGCATGACAGCTCCAGTCACCCCATCACCACCAAAGCACTCTCGTGCATTATCCGCATCAACTAGTCTCATGATCGGCCTCCTCGTCCATGAGAGCGCCGCACGAAGGGCAAAACATAAATTTACTTGGCTCAATGCCCCAGTTGTTATTTTCGTCTTGATGGAATAAAGAAACCCCACAGTTTGTACAGCATACCCCAGAACCATAATCTGACCAGAAAGCGTACCGCACCTCCGCAACGTCGGCGGCGGGGAGCCCCTCAAAGTCCGAAACAACAGAGGCACATGATTCGTCTGCGAAAAGCCATAGCAGATTGATAGCATCCGCCTTCTCGATGTACTCCTTCATTCCTCCGCCTCCCACTGTTTCTTCATGTCTTCGTATAACTCTTCCATCTTTCGATTCCACCCCTTGAGCTTCCACAGGGCAAGCAGGCCAAGCGCCATCCACTCCACAGCGGCTATAATTGTAAGAATATCAGCCATCCTGCTCCCTCCGTAGTGCGGCCTCGGCCAGTTCGCGGAGGCGGTCAATGGGGCCGAGAGCACGATATTGCTCCAGCTCTTGCTTGTCCACTCTCAGACCAAATGCTTCACCTTTGAGCTGTTCGATTTCCCCCGGCTCCAAGCCAGTCTCCTCATAGGCTGCGAGGCGGTCAACGTGCGGCCCGTAATCTTCTCTTCCTTCGGCATCGATAGCTACAAACCATTTTCCACCACCATGCCCATTGTCACACCAGTATGTCAGTCTCTCCATGCTCACCCCTCCTCCGGCGGCCCGTCAAAGGCCGTCCAGTATTGGCCGTACAGCTCCAGGCTAAACGGCTTGATGTGCTTGCAGTACAGATATCCATCCCTGCACCCTTCTGCAATCTCCAGGCCGCCCCATTGGAGCTGGGCTATCCCTGCGCCCTCAATGTAGATTGCCGTCTCCTGGGTGATGGATTCCAGCTCTGCGCGGGTGTATTGGTGTCTCATGGCGATACCTCCGTCGGGCGGCGGTACACGGTGTAATCTCCACTGGGGCGATCCAGGGTCTCACCGCCCAGCTCCTCCCGCAAGATGTCCTCGAACCCGGCGCCCTCTAGTACTGCCAGGCAATAGATTCGACCGTTTACCACCAGCGCCCACTCACCGTCGTCCCCATAGTCAATCCATACCTTGTCATAGTCCATGCTATCAAGGTCTGCCTGCGTCAGCGGCTCGTTCTGCGGGGTGAGGGTGGGCATATGCTCAACGCAGTACATTACCCGTCCCATCAATGCCTTTTGTGCATCGGATTTTGCCAGTTTATTTGCAATATTTGCAATCTCCAGTTCGAGCAACTCTCCATCAATCGCCCTTGCCATCGTTCAGCGCCTCCTTAACCATGCGTGGGCTTCCCTTTGTGGGGATTTCTTGCGTTGGCAATAAAAGCATCCATAATAAGCGTGAGACGATTATGTTTGACTTCGCCATTTCCATCGATATAAAAGTTTTTCATGCTCCACCGCTGGAGTTCTCGACCAAATGGATAGTCTACAACTACGTCTTGCCCAATTAGGGCTATAAATTCATTTTTTGTCATTGTTCAGCGCCTCCAGTTACAAACGATATATTTTCCTTCAAATCCTTTCACCGGTTTCCAATGCTCTTTCATTCCATCCCCTCCAGCATCTCCATCTCCTCCGCTCAACCTTCCTTGATACGAACAGGAAGAACCATTATCACCAAGCAGGGCTAATTTGATATCATCCACCACAGATACCTCCCCACTGTTGGGCCATAGCCTTGGCAATTCCTCCGAATGTTTTGGAGCGGGTTTTAGGATCACGCTCTTTGCGCCCCTGGAATCGCCTGTAATTCCCGTGAGCGTCCTTACATCCACCATTGACATAAGGCTTATGCTCCAAAATAATCTCGGTTGGCATAAGCGGCGGTAGTCCCTTCAACCACAGACAAGTTCTTTTGCTGTATGGATGCCCGAATTGGTACGGCTGGATTGCCTGCTGATACGGTGGAAGGCCAACTATTTTCATCGGCGTAGGATTTTCAATCGCTATTCGGGGGCACTCCGCCTCATAGAATTTCATAAAAAACGCTTTTGCTTCCATAGCTTTTTCAAACCGTTCCGGTACGATTTCGCCGTTTACTCTCATTCGGACAGCCCCAGCTTTTGTCATGTAAGTACACGGCGGGTGGGCGATAATCAAATCCCACTGCATTTTCAGCAACTCCAGCGCGTCTGCTTGGATGTGCCATTGAGGGAAACCACCGCTGCACGGCTCAATGTCGCAGCTGTACGCATCATGCCCCAACGCCCGGAACGCTTTGCAGACTTCCTGCGACTCCTCACAGGCCACCAACACCCTCATAGCTTAGCCGCCTCGTGATCACCCAGCAGGGCGCGCGTCTTATCGTCCACCGTTTGGCACCTCCTTGACTGCTTTCCATCGCTCTTTGCGGCTACACGTTCCGCCAGCCGCATCACAAATGCTCTTGGATGAGCATCGTTCACATGGCCCAGCCTTAAAAAAATCTTTCATGTACATCGCGGTGGTTGATATGCTGTATCCGGTGGCCTGGGATATCTCCTCCGGCCCATGCCCGTCCAGCGCCATGCGCTCCAGCAAATCGCGGGACGGTTTTGGCTTTTTCGCTCTGGTATGTAGGAGGCAGCCAACTCTTTTGGGGTTACAGTCCGGCAGCGGGCACTGTCCACAGATTGCCGCCTCCTCCGCGTCCCGCTCCGTAATATTGCGTTCCACGATCGGCTCCATCGCGTCCAGGCTGCGCCAGGGTGCCACCGCTCCGCTGATGCCGTAGGGGTCTCTGGTGATCATATCAGCACCCCATCTAACGCCTTGCTTAGTACATCCGCATTTTCCAAAGTACGATTCTTTCTATATTGACTTTGTGCGAACTCAACATACTTAATAATGTTTGACCAGTGCTGCCCTAGTTCCTTCCATTGTTTCATGGATTCATTTGCTATATTATATTGATACGTCATTTTCCCCTTATCAGAAATCGCCCGTTCTCTGGTTATAGATCCCGCTCTAATACTTGCATACATGCTGGACAAAAAACGGAACGCAAGCTGATCTGGAAGAGATAAACCGTCCGGCATGGGGGCCCCTTGCTCAGCTTCTCTTTCAAATGGAAATATCATAGCCTCTCCTTTGTAACACTAAGTAACCGTTTTGTAACACGTCTGGTGTTACGCTATAAACATTGCGCCGCAACGGATTGGAGGGACTGTAACACCTGTAACACCTATTTTTTAACTTTGAATTTTTAAAAAAAGTGCGCACGCAATTTTTTTATTTTATAGAAACATATCAAAAAGGGTGTTACAAGGTGTTACGGTGTTACAACTTCGAATTCCCAATTACGGCAATAGTTCCTCTACGTTTTCCTCAAAATCATTCAAATAATTGTCCATTTTGAGCCAAATACAACGTGAAACTCGCCCGTTAATCCGTTTTGTTCGGGTCATTTTCCCATCTTTACCCGGAAGAATTAGGTTGTTGTTTTTCGCCCATCCGAGAAAAGCAGAGGCATTGTAACCCTCGTCTTGAAGGATCTGGTCGAATTTGGAACGAATGATATAAGCGTAATCATCGTCCAGATCGCCCCACACTTCGCCCTGGTGGGCGTCCGCACCCGGCGAGAATCTGGATTGGTTGATGTTAATGAAGTCATATAGGTATTGCAGTGCGCGGGCGTTTTGGTTGACGGTCTCTTTTGATACCAGATATGGCCGGATATCGTCTGGCTGAAGGAGAACGCCATCTTGGAAGATCCACTCCTCTGATAGCCTGTCAGCGGCCAGTATAAGGGCCGCAGATGCCGTCTGCTTGTCCATAGTGTCACCGGTCTTAATGGCCTTTTGTAAGTCCTCCTGGAGCTTCTGGACGCGCTCTATCACGCCATCCTCCATCAGGTGATCTACAAACTCCCGCCCAGCGAAGCCGTAGTTGGCGTACAGGCTGGTGGCGGTCTTTTTCGGCTCATCAAAGAGTTTGGTATCGTGGCAGTCCACCTCGATTGTCCGGTTGACTGCCCCCTCTCCACTATTGGCGGAAATGATGGGAAATTCGCCTGTGGTGATGACGCAGTTCCTCCAGGTAGGTGTCTTTTGGAGGCCTCCCTGCTTCCGGCCACGGGCCCGTCCCACACCTTCTGATAACTGATAGATCATCCGGTCGAAGTCCTTCCGGTTGTCCTTGACCAGTTGGAGCTCGTCAATGATGAGGGGCAGGGAATTGCAGAACGCCGCTCCCAGTTCCTTCCCCACCTCCGTGGCGTTGAAGGTCTGGATGTAAACGCCGATCTCTGGATTGGCCCACACGCTGGCGGCCAGAACCAGGCTCAGGCTCTTTCCGGTTTCCGATCCGCCCCACAGGTGTACAAAAAATGGTAGGCAACGGCACGGTCCCACCAGAACAGAGGCGAAGGAAGCGGCTAGAACGATACGGGCGATCACGTTGCCGGGGGTTTTGCCTGACCGGACAGCTCTCGCGCAGTCCAGCCAGGCCTCCCGGCTCCCATGCTCCTGGATGCTCTCAAAACGAGTGCGGTAGGTTTCCTCTCCATCAAAGACCAGTTCTTCCTCATATGGCGAGAAGCCATATTCCTCAATCCAGCCCAGCCGCCCCACGCTGGATACCTCCGGGATCAGGTCATAATTGAGCTGCTCCACATCAGCCAGATATCGTACAAGGGCCTTGCCGGTCTCACTGTTGACCATGATTCCATACTTGGAGAGTCCGATGATAGAGCGGCTGTCGGAAATTACGTTGCGATCCACAATCACAATGTCCCACCGGCGGCTAAGCCGGTATGCAAGCATAACCTTGTGCTCCCGCGTATCTACGTTTACCAACCGCTGAACCGGCATGATGGGGTGGTAGCAGGCCACGACCTCAAAGCCCATCTTGTCGGTGCCGTAAATTCCGGTGTCTGTGGCCGTCCATCCACCGCAATCTAACTCCAACGCTTGACCGGTAAAGTCTGTCCTGTTGAACCCAGGCGCTACAGATCCGCTGACTGTCTCCAAATATGCCTTAAACAGCGCAGCTAAATTCCGAACACCAACAGTTTGCGCTTGGGCCGACATGCGGCCAAGAAGTTGCTTCAACTCAAATTTATTTTCTTTGTGGGCGTATAAATACTCAAATGGTTCTGTGCTTGTCAAGTAGTCGTCTCTTGTGTAAGCTGGAATTTCTTCCACTCTTTCTTGCCTCCCTTCTCTATAAACTCGTCAAGCCAATACCGGATGTATGGGAGGCGCTTGACGGCCTCAACATATAACGGATGGAAGTATGCGCGATTTACTGTTTTGACCGGTTGGAAGACTTCCTGCGCCTCTTCCCAGTATCTCATTTCTGAAATCATTCGCTGGAAATTGGCCTCTGCTTGCTCCTTGCCCCACTGCTCAACTTTCCGTTCCTCCAAGATTTTAGAACGTTCAGACCTGTTTGGTTTTTTGCTGGATATCCCCAGATGGAAATCCGCGTTAAGTCTGAGGACGGCCTGCTGAAAGTTCAAGTTGAACAGCAGCATCACAAAATCAATTACACTGCCATGAGCGCCACATCCGAAACAATGGAAGCCTCCGATGCCATCGTAGATTTTTAGGCTGGCTGTATGATCCCCAGTGTGGAACGGGCAGGATATAAACCCTGACCGCCCCACCTGAAAACCATAAAATTCGGCGACCTGCTGCATCGTAACCAGAGATTTGATTTCATCCGCAATCTTCATCCGGAATGGCCTCCAGCCGTTCTTTCAGCTCTCGGAATAAAATGTCATGAATGAGCCTCCCGCTTGTCTGCGAGGCGCAGAAAAGAATCTGGCAATTGTAGCGGGCAAGCCATGCTTGCATACTGGCTACCAAAGACGCGGACGACATCCGGCTCCGGTAATCTCCTTTGTACGCCTTTTCCCAATCTGCGTTTTCCACCAGCATGTATAACTTTGCTCCGGATTCTTTGGCGCGTTCAAATTCCCGTGTAAATCTGCTGCGGTCTCTTCCATAACAAGCACATAGTTCATCTAAGTCCATCTTTCGCTCAATAGCAACTTGGTCTCTCAGATCTATGACATTGCATTTTGTGGAGTAATCCCCGAAAGAGAGGGCAACCCTCTCAATCGGGACTCCGATTTGCTTCATGCGCCGCCTGGCGCTTGGCGTATCCTGTTCCCTTGTATCGACTAGAACCGTCATGCTACTGAGGGCCACGTTCACGTTGCACGGGTGCATTAGTTCATTACCCAGGGAAGGTCTTTATCTTCCTCATTTGAAAGGTCAGTGAACCCGGCGGGCGTTTTGTTAGACAAGGGCTTGTCCTTGGGAGTCCTATACTTATTGGCCCGGATGCTTTCAATGTCTGTAACGGCACAGCATTCAGTAGTCCAACCAGTCTGTCCGTTGTACTCCCACTCCTTGTTTCGGAAAAGGACACCGATCAGCTTATCTTTCAGGACAGATTCATTCCAATCCCAGTGGTAGCCATTGTTGCTTGCCTCAAATGACCAGATCACATTTCCAAGAGTCCGCTTGCTCCAGGAGTCCTTTTCAGAGCCGTCATCTTTGGGAAGATACATGCGGTAGATTCCGCGCCACTTTTTGTCCTCTCGGTTTTGCTCAGAATAGTCCTTCTGGAAGAATCCTCTGTAATCGCCCTCGATTACATCGAAATAAATAATAAGGCGATCCCCATAATCTGTAGTTTCGACTACTGCTGCATTTACCTTCGCCACATATCCGCCGGCAGGGATAATTTCACGGGCTTTGTTGGGAGCGGCCTTTACATCAGAATACTGTCTCATTTGTGTTCCTCCTCATTTTTCAATGGGGACAAGCCCCAGTAATCACGGATTGCGCTGTCAACCATCTTCAAGTCATTATCAATCAGGTTTTCAGAGAACATGCCCATTGGTGACTTGACCGTATCGGCTCCGTTTGTATGTGTGGAAAACTGGTATTTCCCGTCGGTTACGACTGTCTTTAGCACTACAGTAAACAGCCCTTCCAGGGTGACCTTTTCGTCCAGCAGTTTACCAATAGTCTTGAATTTCTCGTTCCCGTTCTGGTCAAGGTCTACATGACCCATGAAATAAATTACTTTGTCATCGGGGAGTCGGATCGCTGTTTGAATCAACGTCCAAAAGTTCAGTGCCATATCCGTGAACTTCTGGTAGCCGGTCGTTTTAGCTCCACGCATAAATTCATTGGTCATCAGATATGTAGCGTCGTCAATTACAATCGCTTTGGCAGGGGCAGTCCTAATTGCTGTGTCGATTTTCATGTAGTCGTCACAGTTGTATGTCTTGATTTTTGTCTTGAATGGAAGCGGTTTCCCGCTGACATTGACTACACAAACCTCGTCAGTCAGAAAGTTACGCAGACTGGTAGATTTTCCTGACCCACTCTGTCCATATACCATCACTGGGATCCCCATTCTGTTTCTCCTTCCTCTAAAATAACCGGGCATTCATTTCCCCGTGTCTCTAACGGGAACGGGAGGTATTCACCAGTGAATAAGCAGCGGTGCCGCCGTAGACTTTCGTCGTATCGGACATACGGACACCATCTGCAACAAACATCCCCATTGGGATAGTGAACCAACACCGTTGCTTTCCCTGTTTTATAAAAGGTCACGCAATTTCCAGAGGCTTTCAAATATATCTCACCACCTCTACCTGCATTTCATAGGCAAGCAAAACCGGGTCGTCTTCCAGCATTGCCTTAATAGAATCTTTGAAACAATCCAGACAAATCCATTGTCCATCCCACTGGAAGATTGGCTCGTCACTCCAAACCTCTCCGTCACACCGTCCACAATGTGAAACCGGAGGGCGGGCCTGCGCATCAGGATTCTGTATCGGGTTCATAACTGAATGTTACCTCCTGTAACTTGAATTCCACATAAGGAGCGGCCTGCCGAATGATTTCAGAAACGATATAGGCCTTTGTGAGTCCAGAGCACCTTTGTAGGGAAGCTACGACATCATTCGCATCCTTCTGTAATCGCACCAATTCACACTTGCTTTCCGTTACTGGATATGTTTTAATGATGATAGGTTTCATTCTATTCTCCTTTTTGCCGCCCTCCGGTCTCGCACACCGGGGAGCGGCGCTTTTATTCGTAAATAACGGCTTCCGCCCGTGTAATAAAGTGATGAATGCCAGTGGAGCACTCGTTCCATCGGTTATCGTCGAAATCAGTCACCTCAACGGTTTCGCCTATGGCATAAACAAAGTTCGGATCATAATTGCTCTTTACCTGGCCGCCAGCAGGATTTCCGTTGATATCTGTGATACTCAATACCTTGGCCTTACTGGCGCGGCATTTTCGGCTAGTAGCGGAGGACCGGCGTGCATCTGCGGGGATTTCCAACTCCACAACAAGGCCACTTGCCTTTTTATAGCCGATATAAGAACCGGAATCTGGGCATTGCAGCGGGTAAAAAACTGTATGAATATCCCATATCATTTGATCCATAGATGCACAGCTCAGGTTGGCACAGCTCAGGTCGGCATCGCGCAGGTTGGCACCGCGCAGGTCGGCACGGCTGCCGCCCTCTCCATTCAGCCAAAGGAGATGCTCGTCCAAAATCTTTTTTAAGTCCATTTTGCTCCCTCCTCAATGTGGGATTTCTATGACCGCCCACACATCGTCGATGCTCTCCGCGCCCTCCAGTCCGGTGATCTGGATGGTGAGCGGGCCGGTGGGCGTGGGGGACGGGGTGGTGGTTGCCACCTGTGTCTCAATGGCCTGGCTCTCCGGTTCCTGGCCCCAGATGATTTCAACTAGTGCAATCAGCGCCAGTAAAAGGAACAGGGCCGCGACGCTCGTAATCAGATAGCGGTTCACAAAATCCACTCCACCCAGTTCGGAAGCCCGCAGGCTATCACGATGCAGGCGGCAAACACTGCTGCACTCACAGCCTCCCGGCGGGCCCGGCGGCGCTCATATCTTGTCTTGCTCATACCATTCCCCTCCCCTGCACGATGGCCTTTGCCACCAAATCTGTCTCATAGCCCCGCTTACGAGGCCCCATGCGGATTGCGGGTATATCATGCTCCGCCGCCCAGCGGTCGCCGCTGGATGCCCGCGGGCAGTAGCCTACCTCCCGCGCCACATCTGTGGAGGACATAATCCCTCCATGCCGCTCAAACATCAGCCGCCGTTTCTCAGCAATCGCTCGGCTGATTGCGCTCTGTGCGTTCATTTGCGTTCTCCTCCTTCCCATGCAACCGCTCATGCTCATCCCAAGTCATCCCGTAATAGGCCCGGCATAGGTCGTCCATGACGCGGCGTGCATTAGTGAAGCGGTTCTCAATCTCCCGCTTCGTGCTGCTCTCGTTGAGCTGTCCATCTTTGGTCATAAAAAATCCTCCAATCTTGCCAGAGGCCGGAGGATGTGATATACTGTCTCCGATACCTCGTAGCGTGCTTACGTGGTGTCATGCCCTCGTCGGTGTGTCCGCACCGGCGGGGGCGCTTTTTGTTGTGCTCTTAAATTTATGAAACAAGGAAATGCATTGCTATCCAAAAAATCGTTATTGCGGAAAGCACAGAAACCGTTGTCGCATTTATTTCCTCATCAAAGAACCAACAAATAAATATGTACCCTGCTTCAAGCGCCGCAAAAGCTAAAGCTATCCATTGGAACATCCCCGGCCCCCAGTTTCGTAATCGAGGTATTTGTTTCCAAAGATATCTATCGCATAGTTCTTAGCAATTTCATCTTGATTCTGCTGGCCTTGTAGTGTAAGTACGAGGTCAGCAATTTCTTTAGAATCAGCCTCAATGATGATCTTCACCCCACTTACCTCCTTCCCCGCCCCGTCAGGGGCGGGCTTCTTTTTCTCCATTGGTGCTCTCGGGCTTCTGCCCGGCCAGTAACCGGATCAGTTCATCAAAGGTCATTCCGTGAGCCACCCGATCCAGTTCGTCCACTTCGTGCTTGACGCGGGCCGCATCACGCTTTAGTTCCCTTACGGTTATTTCAGACATTTTTCCTCCTTCTTATTGCGGCTTGAAGGAGGATGTGGTATAATCTTCCTGCAAGCCTGATTGGGTGCTTCAATTAGGTTTGCCGCCTCGCTGGGTGCTTCCGACACCCGGCGGGGCATTTTTATTTAGTTGCTCACGTTCACCTCCCTATGGGTGAGCCTTAATATTGCATTTTTCTGCCAACTGCGGTATAATATTTCCGATGCCGGAAGGCACAGAAAGGAGTTGGTCGACTTGACCCAACTTTTGACTATGCCTGCTCCCTTACTGCAAGGTCGCATATAGTGGTTGCCAAAGCACGTAAACTGGCGTAAAATGTAGCAACTGATACGGCGGAGCACTCAGAGAAGAGGTAAAACCCATGGTGGTATGCCGGTAATCATACCCCACCGTATCAAGTACTCCTTGTGGCTTGTCAGCGATAAGGCATTGGCGGAACCAAAACCGCAAAAGTGGCTTGGTGCCTCAAGAAGCTTGTGGCGTCATTACAAGCGGTGAAAGCCTGCAAGGTACATAGGGTAAACAAATTTGGGCAGAGGCCGACGGGAATGACGCTCCCGTCGGTTTTTGTTATGCTCCTCGATCGTCGATTCGGCGGAAAAGCTCTTCCTGCCTCATATCAGGGAAAAAACTCCGCCGAATAGTATTTGCTTCAGATAGTGTAAAGTCTGTGTCACCAGAGAGCTTTGAGTAGAGTGTTCTTGGCGTGATTCCCAGCGTTTCCGCTACCTTTGACTTCGTAATGGACTGTTTGGCCAGCCCCCCAATAAGCTCAGGATAAACCACTCTCATTTTTTCACCTCCTCCACCTTACGAGGTGGTTTCTGATTGTATGATACCACCTTCAAGGATGGTTGTCAAGAATTTTTCCACCATGCAAGGAAATTTATTTCTTGATTTTATATTTACTATGTGATATGCTACTGGCAAAGAAGGTGCGATATATGTGGCTAGAAGCTATACGAATTATGAAATCAAAAAGTGGGCTAACTACATCCGAAATTGCTGCGAAATCCGGGATTCCTGAACCAACATTAGAAAAATTGTTTGCCGGAAAGGTAAAGGACCCAAAACTTCCTACAATGCAGAAGCTAGTCCACTTCTTCGGCTATACTCTTGACGATTTAGATAAAAAAGAAAATCCCCCAGCTTCACCCGAAGACGAAGAGGGGGAGTTGACTGTTGATGAAGTTGTATCGGCCTTTGTTTCTGCCGGGATTGTTCCAGAGGGAAGGGATCTAACTGACGCAGATCTTCGATTCTTGCTCGCAATTATGGACGCTATTGACCGCTGGTTCGCAAATTAACACCAAAGTACGCAAAGAACGATAAGGGGATTTTCTCTCATTTAGTGCTTTAGTAAGTTTTTCGAAGTTCGGAAGCCTTTTTTCGTTCGGTGTCATCTTGCTCTCTCCTCCCATTTTGTGACTTTCTCACTTTGTAGTGCCTGCTTGTACTATACCGTATGCAAAGTTCGTATTATGTAAAATTTTGTCGACGCTGGGAATTTTCTTTTCCTTGCTTATCATTATAGAACATTTGTTCTATTCAAGCAATATGTGTTATCACCAAATTGTGGTAGCTTTTTTCTATACACTAATAGATTGCTCCCTTAGAAAAGAACAGATTATTGGACTATGCTTATGATATGCTACATCAACCGATCATTGCCACAGAATGGCAATCTAGTAGCAGAATTGTATTTTTAGTGATCCAGCCGCCGGGTGGGCGGTAAATATAAGGAGGATGTAAAATGAAAAAGCTAATTGGATTAGGAATCGCAAGTATCATGTGTGTATCTCTTGTAGCATGTGGAGGGGATACGTCTGCTGGAACCCCCGGAGCGGCTGCTGAACCCATGATTCCTGACCTCACTGGAGAGTGGAAGCAGGTAAATAGCAACTCTGAAGACTCTTGGCAGTCTGCAACTATTGACGAAAGCGCAATTACCGTGTATTGGGTTTCTGATAATGGTGATACCAAGTCTCTGTATTGGGCTGGAACATATACCGCACCAACAAATGAGGATGAGCCGTATTCTTGGGATTCTGAAAATGATACAGAGAAAACTTCTACTGCCCTTTTAGCGTCCGGGGACAATATCAAGACATTTACTTATGAGGATGGACAGATTAGCTATGAGATTTCTGCACTAGGGACTACGACAACAGTCAAACTAGAAAAGCAATAAAAATACCGTCCCAGGAATGCTACAAGAGCAGCGGTTATGACAACCGAGGAGGTTTTATACATGCTGGACGAAAAAGATTTGCAGGCAATCGCACAGCTTATGGCGCAGCAAAGGCGCGATATCATGCAGGACGTAAAAACTCTGCTTGATACAGAGGTTCAGACGAAATTCAATCTACTGGCCGAAGGTCAAGAGGAAATTCTACGCCGGATGCCTAGCGAGGACGATATGGACATCATTGACGGACGGCTGGATACGTTAGAGGCTATCGCCAGAAAGCACTCCCGTGAAATTGAGGAGCTGAAAAAAGCGCAATAAAATACCGCCCCCGGTGCTGGAACACCAGGGACGGCTCACATAGGGGTGATAAGGTTTGGCCGCCATATCACCCCTCTATTTTACCAGAATGGGGGGTAAAGTCAATGGATTACATCAGAAAAACGGCTCGCTACAATGGGAAAAAGTATGAAGCTACCGGGAAAACGGAGCTGGAGGCACTGCAAAAGCTAGCGGACAAGCTGGCCGCCGCAAAGCGCGGTGAGGAAACCGTAGGCGGCTCCATGACTGTCAACGCCTGGTATAAGCAATGGCTGGAGCTCTACAAGGAGCCAAAAGGGCTCACAGCTAAATCGTTGAAAATGTACGATGAAAAGTACGATAACTATATCAAGCCCGCTATTGGTCACTTGAAATTGAAGGATGTTAAAGACGTGCACCTCCAGCGCATCCTTAACGGGCAGGCCGGGCGCTCTGCATCCCATGTAAAAAAACTGCGCATGGTGTTGCAGGAGATGTTCCGCAGGGCCAGGCAATCCCGCCTTATCCCATACGATCCCGCCGAGCTACTGGAGCTGCCCACCTATCATGAGGGGAAAAGACGCTCTATCACTGAGGACGAGCGCAAGGCCATTTTGGCTGTTGCTGAGCACCATCGGGCCGGATTATGGGTGCTCACATTACTATATACTGGTATGAGACCAGGAGAAACGGCAGCCCTTACTTGGTCAGATGTGGATTTCGAGCATAACGAGATACACGTCCACACAGCGAAAGAGAGCGGCTCCAGAGATGTAAAAGGCCCGAAAACAAGTTCAGGTATACGGGACATCCCCATCCATAGTGACCTCGGCTGGCGGCTTAAGGAGGCAAAAGGCGAACCGTTCGCCCTGGTTTTTCCGAACCAAAATGGGGTTATCCAAACTGAGAGCGCCATGCGCAGGGCATGGAAAAGCTTCCGCAAGGAGCTGGGGACGCTAGGCCCTGTATCAAAGGATTTGACCCCATACTGCCTGAGGCATACCTTTTGCACAGATCTACAACGTGCAGGTGTTCCGCTTAATGTAGCAAAGGAACTTATGGGGCATTCGGACATCCAAACAACGGCTAATATTTATACACATACAGATGCAACAGTGTTGCATAGCGGGATTGCGCTCTTAGATGGCACTGGTGGGAATAGTGGTGGAAGTCGAAAAACTGGCTAAACTATATACATTGCGGCTCTAAGGCGAGAGGATTAAAAAACAAACTGATTCGAGTTCTGTCGTCTCCACCAAAACGCCCGGTTGTAGGGCGAAAGAAGAAATCCATGGAATCCTTGATATCGCAAGGGTTTCATGGATTTTTATTTTTCTCTAACATATAATCATAAAAGCAAAAAACAGCATATTACGGAACATAAGGCGGTGGAAATGGTGGTGGAAATTTTCCGACCATTTAAATATCGTTGAACTGAATTTTAATGTATATAATCAAAGAGCCGCCTTTGAGGTCTTTTCGAGTTGGCAAAAAAGTCTAGGCCCCCTTCTTTTGGGGGCCTAGATTTATAGTGCCCGTATTTTGCGCATTACACCCTCGTACACGCGAGGATTGACGGTGTGCAACGTGTCCATCAGGTCATCCATGATGGCCCAGGCGTCGTGCTGGTCAACACCGGAGACAGCCCGCAGGAAATCACTGTCTCCATATTCCCCAACTACCGAGGAATCCTCGAGGGCTGCCGGAGCAGCGGAGTAGGATACCTCGTATGGTGCTGGATGCACCTCCCTGTCCATCCGATCCCGAATGGTATACAGGTTAGCAAGCTTAGCGTAGGCCGGGTAACTGCTCTCCCCATATTCCAGTCGGGCAATCTCAATATCTATCTCCTTGCGGTCAAGCAAAGGGGTCACCCCCTATCAATCCCGTTCCAGTTCAGTCATAAACCGGCGGATGGCTTCGCGCTCTCTCTCGCTGGATGTGTTCTCCATCATTTCGCGGGCCAGCTCCATCATAGACTCTCTGGCGTTGTGGTGGCTATAACCGTCCATGCGGCCATCCCGGCTATACCGTCCCATAGAGTCCCGCTTGCGTCCACGGTAGCTGGAGCCGCGGCCATAAGTACCGCGCATATCGGCCTCCCAATCGCCGGCCCGGCTATAGCCGTCGTCATCCTCCAGTGCACAGATTTTGTCGATATTCTTAATGGTGTCAGTGAGCTTGTGGGCCAGCTCCAGGTCGCCCGCACCCAGTTCACCCTTCCGGGCCAGCTCTTCCAGCTCCATCTCGAATTTTTCTTTCAGCTCGTATAGTGCTTTCATAGTATCCTCTCCTTTCAGGCTACGCGCTCAACAATGAGGTTCGCGTTGCTGACCTCAATCGTTTCTGTGCTGATGTTGCGTACTGCCACCGTCACGCAGCAGCCGCGCGGAACCTCAACAAATACCGCAGCGAATACATTAAAGAAATCGCCTACTGCGGCGGGGGTCACCGTGGCGGTAGCGCTGCCCAGTGGCTCCCCTTCAACGGCGATCGCCAGGGAAATCGGGCCAACTGCCCCGCCGGTGGGAATCGCAATATTTCCGCCAAACACGACCTTGTAGCGGGCGCGGCACTGGTTGGTCTGCCCCCGGAGGGTGACAATCCCAGCGCCATCCCGGTGGACAATGCAGTTAGAGCCACTGACAGGCGTCTCAGTAAAGGACACATTCTGCCCGGCGGCCACCTGCTGAACAAATACGCCAGTAAATTCAGCCATAAAATCATTCCTTTCTAAAGTGGTCGAAATCGACCAGGTTAAAATAAGCGGCGAGGCTATTGCCCCGCCGCATGGTTCAAAATCGGCACGGGGCCGAACATCCAAGGAATCCTCGGAAGTTGATGTATTGGGTTTTAGCAGCCGCAGTTATTGTAGCCGCAGCAGCCGGTATAGGGGTTGGGCACCTGGTAGGCAGGCACGGGCATGGGGTTGATGCGGCGGATCAACTCGGCGGTCTGGGCTTCCTGATTCGCGGTAATAAAAGCATTCTGGGCCGCCTGAGAAGCCTGGAACTTCAGGCTCTGGTTTTCGGCCGTCAGAGTAGCAATCTTATCCTGAGTCAGGAAGTCCAGGATTGCCCGGGAGTTGGCGTTGGCGTTGTCGATGATGTCCCGAGTGGTATTCTGGATGGTGTTTTGCGTAGCGCAGGCGGTGGTGGCGAGGTCGTACCGCACCCCCTGAATCGCCTCCCGGGTGTCGCAGCAGCAGGAAGCCAACTGAGCACCCAGGGCATTGAAGCCCGCCTGGGTCTGATAGCCCAGGTTACACACAGCGGTATCCACACCGTGGAATCCGCTGGTCACGGCGTCCCGGATGGAGGTCTGGCCGTTCTGGAGGCCGTTCAGGGCAAAGCCCTCATTGATATCGGCACGGGTAGCGTACCCCTGGAAGCCGGGGCCGTTCACACCGTTCCCGCCGCCGAAGCCGCCATAGCCGCCCCAACCGCCGAACAGGCCGAAGATAAGGAACAGGATGATCCAGCTGGACCAGTCACCGCCCCAACCAAAGCCGCCGTTGCCGCCCTGATAGGCGGGCTGAACCGGCATCGTTATAACGGTGCCGCCGTCAGAAGAAAGACTCATGTAAATTCTCCTTTGTTTTATTTTCAAAACCCGGCCGGGATTTTGATTACTTGCCGAACATTCCCCGCATGCCGTCAAACATGCCCGACATCTGCTGGGCCTGCTGTTGGACGTGGTTTAATTGCTCCTGCGAGATTTTTCCGCTTGAGACCATTTCATTGATGATAGCATTTGGGTCTTTGCCCTTCATCTGCTGCATGAACTGTTGAAACTGCTGCATCATGTTGGGGCGGCCACCGCCGCCCATGACTCCGAAAAAGGGATTCATTCTGCATCCTCCTTCGCGTTCTTCTTTGCAGTCGTTTTCGGAGCTGCCAGCGCGTCCACACGGGCCGCCAGGGCCTCAAGATCGGCCTTTGTGGCAAACTCCACGCCCTGTGGGGCTTGCGCCGTTCTGGCCCCGCTGGTGCGCTCTACGAGGTCATAGACCTTGATGGACGGTTTCCCGCTGGCATCCGCCTGCTTGAGATAGATGGTGGGTGAGTTGCTGTCCCAAAGCGCCACGGCGCTGTTAGGGGCCACCAGATAGGCCATTGCCTCCGCCTCACCGCTCACCCATACCATGCTCTGGCCGCTGGCCTGCGCCTGCTGGGGCTGTGCCTGCGGCATCTGCTGGGGCATGGGCTGAAACTGCGCCCCACGGAGCTGTGCAAGCTGATCCGGCATGGGCGGCTGGTAATATTGCGGCTGCTGGTATCCATAGTAAGGGTAGCTCATGGGTTACGCCTCCTTGTGCCAGTAGTAGAGCGGTATTTCCCCGCCGCTGTCCCAGGTGTCAATCCAGTCTCCATTTTGCACGCACACCACATGCCCGGACAGGGCCAGAATATAGGTGCCTTCGGGATGCTCCGCGGCAAAGTCGGCCACCGTGTAGCAGTCCGGGCAGGAGTTGGGTATCATGTCCCGGTCAAAGCAACGGCTGCGCAGGTAGGCTCCCCACACATGGTTGGCCGACGGCATATCCCGCATCATGTAGCCCTGGATGGCGACGCCCACATAGGTCTCCTCCCAGCTCTGTCCGAGGGCCTTTGCAATGGCCCGGATGGTGCAGTCCCCTACGTTGCGTCCATCGGGGTTTTCGTTATGGTTTCTCCACATGGCTTGTCTCCAGCGCGATCACATAGTCCTCCAGTCCATCGTCATCTCCCTGTGCCATGTACCACATCGCTGTTTCAGCGGCACAATCACGGGACATGCCAGCGGCTACCATCCTCTCAATCAAAGTCATCTCAAACACGTCCTGTCCACAAAAATAAGGAGTCCGTGAGGAGGGCGGCGACGTGTACCAACCCTGTATCCTCACGTCCTCCATGTCTATATTGTCGCATAAAATAACCCCGGCTGGGTTCGGTTCCAGTCGGGGTTATGTACGTCTTATGTACGGATTGTGTATAGCTTGGTTGCAACGTCGGACACGTGGGGCAAGATGATCTTGATGTGGTCGCCTACCGTTGCCCTACGCCATCCAAGCTCTGCCGCAATATCTATCTGCGGCCATTTCTCGATAATGTAACGGCGGGCTATCAGTTCATCGTCTCGATACAATGCAGCCTCTTTGATGGCAGTTTCAAGCTCAGAGCGCAAGAGCTTATCCAATGGTTCTGGTAGTTTCACCCTTGCGCTCATTCAGTCACGTCCCTTCTTCCGGCGGCTCTGTGGGCAGTTGTTTCAGAGCCTCCACCAGTTTTGCCGCCATTCCGTTCCCGCCTAACGCCTTGTAGGCGTTGTACATGTCCAGCACGTTTCCCATGCCGTAGATCGGGATATAACGTTGTTCGGAGTAGTGGTTGTACTCGGCAATGATTTCGCGCCTGAGGAGGGCCTGCACGCCCTGCATGAGCGCGTCGCTCTTTTGGTTATCTGCCTTGACACGTTTCCGTTCCCGCGCGGCGACCGCCTCAATGATTGCCACCAGGACGACCGCCGCGCCGGAAATCAGTGGGCCTACCCACTCCATGGGCATCAGCCCTCCTTAGTCAACTGCTTATAGACCTGATTGATACCAGTGGCCGCAAGACCGGAGACGATGCCAACAGCGGCGGCTGTTAGGTAATCGCTGGCCGGGAACTCGGGCATAATAAACATGCCGAGGATGCCAAGCACCGCGCCAAACACACCGCAGATAATGGGAATCCACTTATTGTCCAGGCCGGTGGCTTTGACGACCTGCCCGACGAGGAAGCAGATCACAGTGATAACCGCTACTCCGGTGATACCCAAAGAAGAAATGTCCATGATATGTGCCTCCATCAAATCAGATTCAACCGATCCAGCACGACGGCCAGCTCCTGCCGGGTCATATTATCGCGGGGCCGGGTGCCGTCCAGAACTCCCTTGTCTTTGGCCTTCTGCCACGCCTCAGAGGCCCATTTGTCCGGGGTGTACTCCGCGTTGTCCTCCCCCTGTTCGGCTTGCCACACCACGCCCAGGAACTCACAGATGCCCTTTGCGGTGGCTTCGGCCAGCTTGTCCCGGTACTTGCTATCCTTGAGATACTCCGTGTCCGTCTTGTTGGTGTGGAAGCCGTACTCAATGAGTGCGGCGGGGGCGTCCGTCTTGGCGAGCACGGTATACATCTCATGCTTGATAGGTTCACTTCTCAGGGAGACCCCGGCGGCGTGGAACGCGTTGACCAGCTTGGAGGCCAGAACATTGCGCTGCGCCGTCATAGGCCCTGCGCTGGTGTAGATCTCCAGCCCGGACGCGCTCGACCATCCGCCCTCCCCGGCGGCGTTGGTGTGGATGCTCACAAAGCAATCCGGCTTTGCCTTATTGCTGATGTTGGCCCTCTCCGTCAGGCTGGGGTAGTTGTCCGCCGTCTTGGTGAGCACCACGCCCACCCCCTGGGCCTCCAGCAACGGCTTGATACGCTGTGCAATATCCCAGGTAAACTCCCACTCCTTGTATGTACCGTCCGGGGAACCGTTGACATTGCCCGGCCCATGTCCGGGGTCAAGGCATACAGTATGCTTACTCATAGGCTTGTCCTCCTGTTCCGGCGGTGTCTGCTCCGCCTGCTTGAGATACACGCAAATCCAGTTATGCACCTTGCGGCTGGCGGTGATGCGCTCTCCGCCAAAGTCACACTGGCTGGAGCCACCCCCATCCAGCATAACGGCGGAGGCCCAGCCCAGCCCGGCCAGCTCGTCCCGCAGAGCCTCCGGCGTTGCTGCGTCGGTGCCGTCCGAGGAGCAGTAGAGGGCTAGACTTCCACCACGGAGGCCAATAGCGCTCCGCCCCCGCTTGCCTCCCTGGGCCGAGCCGTAGGAGGGCTTATCCACTGGCTTGCCGGAGGCAATGATGGCGGTCACCGCAATAAAGTTATCCGCTCCCTCGTACTCGGAGGTCATGTGGATGTCGGGGCCCTTATCCCAGGCGTAGCCCATCGCTCTCCAGGGCGTGCCGGAGCGCATTACCCCGCCCACCTTAAGCAGCGGGCAGGGGGTGCCGTCTGGGTTCCACATGCCGCCATTGAGCACGTAATGAGCCTTTGTTTCAGCCTTGACCTGAGAGAGCGTCTTGCGGCAGTTGGTGACTCTCAGCTCAATCCGCTCCACGGACGAGAGCGGGATGTATGTAATGAGCTTACTCATGGTCGCTGGGCTTCTCGCCGTTGATGGGGCCGGGGTCGGCGGCGTTCTCCATCAGCTCAACCATGCCCTGATAGTCATTTGCGTTCCACAGGGCGGCCAGGGACTTGACGTTATTCTGGCGCTTTCTGATCCAGGCGTTAAATTCGTCGTTCTCTGCGGCCAGATCTACATTAGCTCCTAGGGCATCCCAGTCAGGCCGGAAAGCTACAGGCAGATTTTCCGCGCCGATGTCCACCGCCCTGCCGTGGCGGATGTTGTTCTGTACCATGCTGCCGCCTACACCCACATCCACATCGTTGGCATTGGCGATCGCGTAGCAGGCGGGGGTGAGCTCGTTCCAGTTGATGGTTTTCATTGTGGTACTTCCTTTCATTTTTGTTTTGTGGTATACTTTTTTCAGCCGTGGTGGCCCTTTATCCCTCTTGACCATAGATTTACCTCCCAAAGGATCTGTGATCAGGGCCGCCGCGGTTTTCTCTTACGTGATGGTGGAGGTGCCTTATGAATATCGTTGTAATCTGCTCCAAGTGCGGAGCTGTGTGCCCATCCACATGGGTCAACGGTCAGCGCGAGTGGCTGTGGGAAGGCCAAAAGTGCGAAAAGTGCGGCGCGGAGGCTTGGGCCGCTCACGACCCAAACCGCGATTGGCGCACCGGGAAGCCACTGGAAGCCCCCTCCCGCTTTGCTCCAAAGGATTGACCTCTGCCGCCCAGACAGGGCGGCTTTCTATTTGGTCAGTTGAGCGGCCAGCTCTTGGTACTCCTCGGGGGTGAGTCGGTCGGCGGCGAGATAGACATCCATCTTGTCCTGTAGGCCGTCGGTGCGGCCCC